CGACCGAACGTTTGTGGAATAAAAAAGGTTCACGTCCATTTGCTGCTTTGCAGCGTTACGCTACTTGCAATGGCTCGTGCTAACCAAAAGCAGAAAAAAGAGGCCGCTTAACGGATAAAAAACTCCGTTTTAAGCGATAACGGGAGTAGTCTGCCCTTTTTTAGCTGCAGTTCCACCAGGCTTTATAGCGGAAAGCTGAATTGCATTCTTGAGAACCTGGCGGAGCATCTTTCGGCGTATTATGTCGCGTTGTTTTTTAAAAATACTAGTTATGCAAAAGACTCTATTACTTGTCCCCTATCAGTTGCGCAACTCGGTTTCCAATTTTTTAATAAGAAGTTTTTCACGTTCTTCAAGAAATACGTCAAAGCTGCTAAAATCAAGAGTTACATTGGGAACATAGTGCTTTTTCTTATAATCTGGAAGTTCACCAGCAGGAACCTTTTGGCTTAACCAGGCATCAAAATCCATTGCCTTCTTCTCAATGTTAGGTATTGTCTCAAGTAGCTGGAGGTTTCCAATATAATTGTGATTTGCAATAAAATCATCAACTTTGCTATCTGGTACACCTTTTGCTTTCAATTTCTTAGCTGTAAATTCACTCTTAGGGAACATATGATCAACATTAAAATTATGCTTTAAATCGGCCCAAGGATACAGGATTGAAAGAATAACTAATGTATCGCCATGCCCATATTTGGAATAAAGAAGATTATTGATATCATCATCTGTAAACTGCAATGCACGATTTGTACCTTTGAACTGGGCAAAAATAGCATCAACTGGAAATCCATTCGCTGATTGAGTTTTAATGATTTCTCTAACAGGTTTCAACACGCCATCTGGAGCAAAACTAAATACCCTCTTCAATAAAGCAGATACAAACCACAGCTTAATATTTTTTCTATCCCCTATTCTTGATGTCGAGGTTTCAAAATTATTAGGTAAACCAATAGTTTTAAGATAATATGCCACAGGAATCATCAGGTTGTTAGATGTTATATTTTCTCTGCTAAACCCAAAACTACTGATAAGGGTAACTGCATCACGGATAGCCTTTGTTATGTTATCCCACTCTTTTTCAATCAAGAGCATATTAGTGCGGTTAAAATTATCAACCTTAAATGAAATATCCGAAATATCGCAAAGTACCAGACAGGCTTTTAGCACAATATCTTTGCTAATATTGAAACCTCTGCCGATTTGATTTATTTCATCAATAAATTCGTTGATCTCTTCACGGGCATCTCTTGTTTCCCATTGGGCAGTTGCAAAAGATAAAAGCAAATCAGAATAACTTAGCGTTGTGCCGCCACTGTTTACACGAATAAAGATATTAAGCACCTTATCAAGTTCTGCGCTTTGCTCAAGATAGTAGCTAATAATCCTATTCACATGTATGACAGCGTGCAGCTTTGATAATGTTCTATTGGCACACTGCGCTTTTTCCTTGTCGGGATTGGCTGCTAATCCGGATGTTATAAGATAATCCATTACATCCGATAGCTCTTTTAAGTCCAGTATCTTTCCAACCGGAAACCAGTGGTGGTCGTCATCCTGCTCGGTAGCCTCTGATTCAGTTAAAAACTCGAACTCATACTTGTAGGAAATATCCTCAGGCGCTCCCAGTAGATTGATATATAATTTTTTTTTCGGGTAAGCCAAAGGGTTGTCCCATTTTTTATATGCGATCTTGTTGGCATATGTTCCCTTAAGCGCTATGTACAAAGACGTTAATCGCTGTTGCCCATCAAGTACGGCCATTACATCATCGCTTCCGCTAATGTTTGCTTTAGGATTATGCTTGTTATCCTTTTGATGATAATCACGTAAAAATTCATAGAACTTGAATTCTGACGCTTTCTCTTTTGGTACTTTCCAGAATAAGAATGAATTTATTGGATAATTTCTCATTAAGCTATCGAAAAGCATTGTTATTTGCTCTGGACCCCACACAAACTCTCTTTGAATGGACGGCAGCAAGTATTTCTTTGAATGAACATCGTTTATAACTTCACATATGGTAAGCGGCGTTTGAAAAGACATATTACGTCCTCCTTAGATATAATAATAAACTATATTTTGGATTGTTCTTTTCCCTAATCTTGTGATAGCCCAGGACTATTTCAACCTGATATAGTTGCGTGGCAATGCCTCGAACATCTCCGGATAATGGCCGCAACGTGCTCTCATCTGATTGGCTTTGGCTTTTTCGCCATTTTTCTGTACATACAGCCTTCTATCGTAAATAATATCAGCTAATTCAGAGGCATGAAGCGTTTGATTTGTAGCTTCGGACAATACAATCTTCATAGCCTCTTGTAACGTATGTGTGGTCTTCGCTGCAAGGGCACTAACCGGTACTTCAGTGTTTTCTTCATACTTTAAAATGATGTAGGCCGGCTTATTGTCTTTAAGAATAATTACTTTACCTACATCATCAACAGTTTTAAACACAGCCACGGCTTCGTTCATTGCTTTTTCAATAGATACCAAACTGTTAATGTTGATTTCCATCTCCATCACCTCAACATGAGAATATCACAGCCCATAACATTTGTAAACATATTTGTATAAACATTTGTACTTATTTTGTAAATAAGACCACTTTATCCATTTGCACATAAAAAAAGGCGACTGCCAGAACGTTTTCGTTCCAAGTCAGCCGCCATTATATGATTAGTTTATTCGCCGCCACATTCGATCTCTGTCCCGTCCATAAAAGCAACAACCAGTTTCCCGCTTTCAAAAACGGCGATGTGGTCCAAAGTATTCAGCATGAAATCCGTATCAAAATCCGTGATGTACTTGGCATTCTCCGTAATATCCGCAAACTGCACTGCTCTGTACTGCTCTAAGGGATTGCCAAATTCAGCAAAACACTGCCATCGTTTTTTTGTCTCCTCTCTATTTTTAAGCAACAAGTTCCAAGCCATCTTAAATGCCTCTTCAAGTACCTCTTCATCAATATGGCGATTCGTGCAGCCTGATACGCCTTTGACTTTGTATCGTTCCTGGCATTGCCAAACCTTACGGTATACATCTCCTGTTTTCCAGCCTTTCCTTGCATAAGATTGGTTACAAGTTCCACAGACTATCTTGCCAGCAAAGGGATTTGTTTCTGGTTTGTGAGAATATGAATTTGTACCGTGTTCTTCAATATATTTTCTTCTGCGCTCCTGTTCAAGCTGTACTGCTTCCCAAATCAAAGGGTCTATGATGGCCTCATGGTTATCTTCAATATGAAACTGTTGAATTTCCCCTTGGTTCTTTGCACGTTTCTTGCTTAGAAAATCTACCGTATAGCTTTTTTGCAAAATAGCATCGCCTTTGTACTTTTCGTTACAGAGCATGCTCTGCAGGGTCGTGGCTTGCCACACGGTTTTTCTGTTCCAGTTTTTTATACCCTCCCGTTCAAAAGTACGCTTGATATAATCCACTGTTTTACCCGAAAGATACTCATCATAAAGTCTTACCACGATTTTTGCCTGTTCTGGGTTTACCACTAGTTGACCATTCTCATCGGCGTCGTAACCAAGAAAACGCTTTGTGCTCATACCAAATTTTCCGCTTTCATATCGTCGGCGAATACCCCATGTGGAGTTCTCTGAGATCGACCTTGATTCATCCTGAGCCAAGGAACTCAATATCGTAAGAAGCACCTCTCCCTTTGCATCTAGAGTATCTATGTTTTCTTTTTCAAATATGACGCCAATGCCAAGCTCCTTTAATTCACGCACATAGTTCAGGCAATCGAGTGTATTTCTCGCAAAGCGGCTGATGGATTTTGTGATGATACGGTCAATTTTCCTAGCTCTGCAATCAGCTATCATGCGATTAAACTCCTCACGCTTTTTCGTATTCGTACCAGAAATTCCTTCATCTGCATATATGCCAGCAAACTCGTACATAGGATTTTGCTGAATGTAGGATTTGTAGTAATTCACCTGATTCTCATAGCTTGATAGCTGTTCTTCTTGGTCTGTGGATACGCGGCAGTATGCCGCCATCTTTATTTGGGCGGTCGCTTGGTTTATTTCTGATACCCCTGTCGAATTCTTCCTTACTGGTATAACTGTAATATTTCTCGCCATTTATTTTTACCTCCTCAACCACAGTAGGCTCTGTGATATTCTGTTTTGATGCTTCCTCGTCCGATATTTTAACGCCCTTGCAGGCAGTTTTTCCATCGTGAATATATGTGGAACACCACCATTCTATTCTCTTGTTGTATACCTGTTTTCGCCTTAATGCCTTACCGCAATAAGGGCAGATGAGAATACCCGAAAGTGGGTAGCGGTTTTTGTACTTATCCGTACCATCCGCAGCAATTTTCCGCTGTTCCTTGTGTCTTTGCATAATCTGCTGCACCTTATCCCATTCTGCCTTGCTGACAATAGCCGGATGGTTTTCTTCAATATAATAACTCTGGACTTCACCGTTGTTCCTAACGCTTGTATTCCTTCGGTTTTCGGGGGTGTAATACTTTTGAAGAATACAATCACCTTTGTATTTTTCATTCTTGAGCATTCCTCTGATCGTTCCTTCATACCACTTCCCGCCTGTAATAGTCGGTACGTTCTCATCATTTAATAGAGCTGCAATTCGGAACATCCCTATTCCACTGAGATACATATCAAAAATCCTGCGGACAATCTTAGCCTGTTCACGGTTTATGACCAGCTCTCCGAATTCATTTTTGTCATATCCCATGAAGCGGGTGGTATTCACCATAATTTCACCACGCTCAAATTTTTTCTTCATTGTCCATTTATTGTTCTCGCTCATGCTTCTAGATTCTTCCTGAGCAAAAGAAGCGAGGACGGCAAGCATCATCTCACCGTCCCCTGATAAAGTATTGATATTCTGTTCTTCAAAGAAAATCCCGATTCCAAGTTCCTTCAGTTCTCTTGCCACCTTTAATACAGTGACTGTGTTTCGAGCGAAACGGGAAACCGACTTAGTTATAATCAAATCTATCTCATGGTTCTTTGCTTTTTCAAGCATCGACTGGAATGCAGGGCGGTTCTCACAATAACCTGAAATGCCTTGATCCGCATACACCCCCGCGAACTCATAATCAGGGTTGGATGAAATCAGCCTTTCATATGTGGAAGTCTGGTTCTCAAGAGAATCTTCCTGTTTCAAGCTATCCGATGATACACGGGCATACGCACATACCTTAAGCTTTTTAACTTCCAACAACTCTGATTTTGGTGTAACAATTTTCACTCGCATAATGCGACCTCCTTTCCTTTTTGGTAGTACCATATATCACTCTAAAAGCCTTGTAAGTCAAGCATTGCAACTGTTTCTACCAGGTCAAATAATCAGTCAATCCAAACAGAAAACATTAAAAAATATAGGCCGGACAAATTGCTATCTGCCCGACCTGTATCTTAGATTTTCTTTGCGTAGTATCCGCCGCCTTAATAGCGCCAAACATGCTTGACCTCCCAACCGGAGGTCTTTATTTTTCCCCTCGCTAGTTCTTCCGGCACCAGATGCACTTCCGCCGCCACAGCCTTATGCGAAGCATAGTTTCGCTGCACCCCAAGCGGAATATAGGCATCACCGCAGTGGCTTCCTACTCCTGCGGAAAGTTCCCAAGATTTGTCCAGATTAATCTTCAGTACGTCCACTTTATAGTCCGTATCGTTTTTGACCACAGCCGTCCGGTCGGTCTTTTCCAGCGCGGCGGGCGGCAAAGTCGCATCTTGCTTATTAATCCTCTCCACCACCTTTTCAGAAGCGACCTCCAGTGATGGTGCGTTTACGGTAAAATTAGCAACAGGTGGCTTAGTTTTCATTACATCATAAGCCACCTGTAGTTCCTTAGCATTCATCTGTGAGATATTAAGCGCTCTGCGTAAAACCTGCTCCTGTTCTAGTTCTTCTTTCTTCAACACTAGCGCATGCCGGCATTGATTCTCTGCCTGTTGAGTTCGTTGCCAAAACCAGTACAATATTGTAAATATTATTAGGAAGGAAACAACACTCAGCATCATCCACTTGTTTTTATTAAACATTTGGAATATTTTAACCACACCTTATCCCTCCTGTTCTAAAAAATAATCAGTCACCCCTCGTGCAATTGCCCTAGCATATCTATCTTGCCATTTAGCATCAACCAACAAAGCGGCTTCTTCATCATTTGAAATGAATGCCATCTCAACCAAACAAGCCGGAGCTTCTGTATAACTGAGCACATAAAATCGATCTTCTTTATCAGGATCACCGTCAGAGTAATCTGCTCTGCCTGCACGATCTGGAAACTCCTCAGCGATTTTTCCATATACACAAGTTGCAAGTTTATCTCCGCATGTGTTGCCTGGCGAAGTCCAAACCTCATAGCCTTTTGCTTTTTGATTTGTCGCACTATTACAATGAAGTGAAATAAAAATATCGGCACTCCAGTCATTAGCCAAAGTTGTCCGATAGCTTAAATCATCCGTTTCTACTTGTTCGAAGTCAGTTCTGGTTAGTTTCACCTCATAGCCTACTGCACGCAAATATTTTTCTACTAGACGTGAAACGCTTAGTGCAATATCTGCTTCTTGTAAACCTGTTGTTTTGTTTACAGCACCCGGATCAATATTTCTTCCCGCATGGCCTGGATCTATTACTACTCTCATCTTTACTCCCCCTATTCAATATCAATCTGCTACGTTCTGTCATTCAATGACTTTTTTTCTTTACGAAGCTGTATTAGCTTGTCGCGAATAAATAGTGGAATATATTCGCTATATCCCATACGATCTAGATTTTCGATAATACTAAGTCCTTCGTTTCCCAAATATGCAAATATTACCATAGATCGGCAAGTGCTAATACCAAAAATACTAACATCAATCCAATGCGCCATAATAATGATAATTAACATGACAAACTTACGTTTGATCCCGTCAAATCCTTTTTTGCTATCAAGCGTTGCCGTCTTCCATGCCGCAATTAACCCCGTCAAATAATCTAGTGCTACAAAAATCAAAAGTGCCGTAACAAGCTTATCAACACCGCCAACTAGAAAAGAAAACGCTGCTCCTATGCCTGAAAATAGAGCCATAATGCGCAGTTCTATTTGCGTATAATCCATCTTATCCCTCTCCTCTTCAAATATTTGTCTTAGAAAAACAAATCACCTGAAACGAAGTTAGTCCTTTTCGTTCCAGGTGATTTGTTCAATTTCTTGAGCATTTTCTGCTACCTGCAATCTTTCCTGCAACCTCCAATGCTTTAACTTTACCGCTGTAATATGAGTTTCCAAGTCTCTACCCAACTGCATAAGCTGTTCTTTTGTATGAAAACAGACTGTTTTTTCCCCTTCCACTTCTTTTCTGGCACGAATCGGAGCCTGTCCAGCCGGGCAAATTCCTTTATATCGTTCCGTAGTTTTCCAGTCTTTTTCTTGCGCTCGATTATAAAGGCTCTCCAGAATATGTTGATCTTCCACTTCACTATCATAAAATAGCGTTTCGCCAGTGGCTTTTGACCAGAACCCTTCTGTATAAGCACTTGCAGCCGCTTGCACTAATTCTTCTTTTTTCTTTGTTTTAAGGTTTTCAAGCGGTAGGGCTGGGACAAAAAAATCATCAACAACCTCCCAACCTTCTTCATCAAGCCCCGGTTCCCAGCTTCTAAGCTCTAAATTCTGAGGTTTGTACCATAACATCATCAATCGCCTCCACTAAACATCCATACCACCCAACAGAACCATCATTGTCTTTTGGTGAAAGTTGATTCCAAATGACACTGGCTTGCCCTGTATAAACACGAATATACTCATTACATATTTGATTAATATAGCAGCCATATGCATATCCATTTGAAGAGTTATACATGCTATCTACTACAGAATAGGCATTGTCCCACATATAACGTTTATAAAACAAAGTTACCTTGATTCGTTGTGAGCGAAACGGATTTTCCCAGTAATAATTATTACTCGTTGTTACCCACTGCCAGCCCATGAACTTGCTACGCGGTACACAAAAGGGATTGCTTTTCACACCCCAGCAGGGCGATGAATCAAACTTTGCTTTTTGTCCATCGTTTTGAAAGTTTCCTAAAGAAATAGCATCTGTTGGTAGAATATCATCAGCTATATTCACATATACTCTACGTTTAAGGCAAGAAAAAATATTTTTTATTTCCGCCTCACTGGGTTTTCGATACAACATCAAAGCATGATGTAAATCGCCAATAAAAGGGTAACTGTTATTATTAGGGTATACCCCAAAACAAGCCGCTAAATTATCTACAGCATTTGCAGTAAAGTTTGGAATGAATTCTGGTTCTGTTCTATCTGAATATAAATACAGTCCACCATCTGCAAAAACAAAACCAACAACAGCCGGAGCATTATCGGGAATTTGTATTGTCGCTGCCACACCTCCTCCGGTTGTGCCTGTACCAGATGCATATGCTCCAATACACCGACTGCCGTTATAGCTCACATATAAGATATTCCCTTTTGAGCCATTATAGTTAGAAAAAAGTGTCCGATATGAGTCAAGCGCCCTAGCTTCCAGTAACGCAAAAAATCCAAAGCTTGCCGGAAATTTAAAATTTCCTATATCAAGTCGAGAAATCGCGCCTACTCCCGTAAAACGCCTTGCATAACCAAGTCCGACAGTACTTGTTATGATGGGACAGTTTTGTGCTGTTCCCGGATACAACGTTCCAACACTAGAAGTATCATTTGCTAAGTTTCCGCTACATTCATCAAATCGCCATTCATGCCATTCTTCTGTTTCACTCGAAAGATCTGGAGTAGTTGCCATATAATCGATGTACTCGCACGGAATTCCAGTTTGTGTAGCAAGCTTGGCCCATTCTTCTGCTGACAGTACATCTTTTCTAATTTGCAAGAAATTCATTATTGATTTATCCGCACGATAATTTCCGTCATAATGGTTTAATACTCCAAGCTTACTTACAGTTGGCATGGCCGCATTTTGCAGCTTTGCTTTCCACCAGACCACCCCATTAATATAGATAATCAGTTGCTCATTGTCATAAGAAAGTACAATTTGGTAGCGCATGCCAGGCCGCAAGAAATAGTTTAAGCTAAACTCAGCCCCTGACCAACCACAATAGTGTAAATATAGCTCTCCCGTCGAGTTATATACCCTAAAATAAAAGCCATTCAGCGAAGCAATCATAAAATTGGCAGTCGTTGTACTTTTATAATCCTTATAGATAAAATCAGCGAGAATAGCTATTTTTTTCGTTTGATTGAAATCACATACATTTCCTTGCGATAGCAGGTTTGAATTCACCGATATTTTTCTACCATACCCCAAGCTTCCCGCTACCCGCTCTACTTCATCAGCTTTTGTTCCACCAGCAATCAAGTTGTTTTGATTTGCAGTTTTATCATTAACCACAGTTCCTGTATCATCAAACTCATAATGATGAACAACCATATTATCTAAAACAGGCCATTTAAACTGGACTGTTCTTACGCAAACTTCTTTACTAATTTCTTTTTGGCAATATACTATCCCGCTACTAGGAGTAGCAGTCAGAGGTATCGTGGATGCAGCAACATCGATATATTGCTCGGCAAGATTTACCTTTCCTCCAGGATTTTTGAGTAACGGTGCGCCATTCATTAAATCAACTTGTATATCCATACCGGAAACAATAAAATTCTTCTGTCCTAAGACCTTGCTAGAAAGTTCTTGATTTAAAAGTCCTGCTGCCAAAAGCTCCTTCGTGATTGCACCTTGCTGAATATGTGTAGTTCCAATAGACTGATCGTCCAATTGCTCTGAACCAATTACTTTTTCCGTTAGCTTATTTCTTGTAACGGCTTTGTCAGCCAACCCCTCGGTAGAAATTGGTTTTCCGACTCCGCTCGCATGGTCATGTCCATTTAAGACACTAACCGCTTCCTCCGGACCCATTTCTAAATTTAGCACTGCCACCTTTAATACCCCCTTATAATGGCTTGTATCAGTTTTCCGGCAATCAAATTGCCTTGTACATCAAGAAGCTCAATATCAAATCCGCTTGTATTTATATTCGAAATTCGCCAGGTAGTTTGCTCGCCTTTCTCATTTTGCGAAAAAACTCCAATACTCGGTGATTCTGTATAGTGAAGCCTAAAAGAAATTCTTGTTTTCTCCGCTGGTATATACACGTTGGTAATCCGCTCTTCGATATCTGGCACGTCAATCATTACATTGACACCCTTTACAGTTGTATTGCTCACTTGATCGAGAGAAATCGGCCGTACGCGAATTTGTACATATCTTCCATAAAATTGATTTTTACTGCTAGGCTGCCAAGCATCCCATACCTTTGAGTCTACGCTGGCTCGGTATTCAACCTCGATACGAATATTTTTCTTAGGCTCATACGATACACCAATTCGGGCAAAGGTCTGTAACGCAAAAGAAGGCGAAACATACTGCACTTCTGAACGAAAAATGCTAAAAAAGTGATTATAATCCTTAAGGCATTCTTTCGTCTTTACATGCCAGATGCCGGACTCGTCGACCCAGTAACATCCTTGATCCATAATATTTTCACCTAAATCCAATACCGGCAGTTCAATATACGCATCATCTCGAAGTAATGGCATTCCGTTAAAGGCATCAAAAAAACGCAAATAATCCTTTAACAGTTTTTGTGACTGTAAAGAATAGCCGCTATTGTTTGGATACATATTGGTGATTTGGCACGCTTCAACAGGCACATACCTCTCAAGTAAAATATTGCGATTAGGCAAATCAATGACATTAACAATGCACTGACTAGCCGTTGCAGCGTAAATTCCATTTGTATTAATGGCTTTTAGCCAATACGTCAGCGTTCCTTCCTCCGTCGCTGCAAAAGAGTAGGTAGAGCTAGTAAACACGCCAATCCTCTCACTTTGTTCCCAACTGCTTCCTTGCCGCAGCTCATAGGAAAAAAAGCTATTGTAATTTGCATCTACAAAACTTCTATCCAAGGTTACAAGAAGCTGTTCTTTATTTTGCACGATAGAAAAAGACATCTGCGGAAGGCTCTCGCTTGCCCCGCGAATCGTATAGGAATACGGCTCCACTTCATCAAGTTCTTGTACACCTACACCAAAGACATTAAAACTAGTAAATTTGATATATATTTTCTGCCCAATGTCTTCAACTCGAAACGGATAATGAAAAACATTACTATCCATACGCACAAACGAAGTGTTCTCTGCATGTTTTTGCAGCTGCGATCCATACAAGCCACGGCGTAACCCGGATAAAGAATAAATGTTGTTCTCTCCTAAAACAGCACCCGCATAAGCAATCCACTCACCATCAACATAGCAGAGCGTATGCTTTAAATCTGCATCTTGCTCTGTTCCGCTTAAAATTTTCCCCTGCGCATCATATAGGGAAATTACAAGTGGCCCTGCCTGTTTCTCTGCACCTATACTTCTTGCAAGCTTGCCTACTCGAGCTGGTGCCGTAACCATGCCAATTTTACGATAGGTATTTGCATCATAGCTAACCCAGATATTAGCGCCACCCCAAACTGCGTTCTTTCCACAGACAGCTACGCAAAGTTCTAAACCACCGTCAATCAAAGCGGGTGGTGCTTCAAAAATAACTGGAGGTGCAATACTGCCTGGATCGGCATTATAATCTAAACCCACACGAGGTGTTTCTTGGCTGGTTTGATATTTGGCAGGGCTGTAAATTCCCGGCGGCCGTTCCTTAGCAACAACTTCTAACGCACCATCCTCATCTTCTTCAATAGAATCAATAATAACCGGTTTTTTATTGATCCCAATACTCTTTTCTGTCAAGGTAACAAAATCGCCAGGCTCTAACAGACAATAGCTCCACCCTAGCCGAAATTTATACGTGGTACGCCCATACAAGCTATCCATTGCTAACAGGCTAGCGATATATTGCGCTCGCGCCTTTGTATGAATATAATGAAGTTCTTTTTTTGGTGCAGAACGAAGCCCTCGCCGATTTATATCGACCTGCACTTTAAATTCTGCTAATTCTTCTTTATATTGATTGCTTCGATTAATAAATTCAACCGATACGTGATTATACGCATCCACCGAGTCTTCACGGGAAAACTGCAGAAGTTTTCCATCCTCTAAATCTAGAAAATCTTCTTCTGACAAATCATATAAAGGGACGATATCAGGTTCAAATACAACATTGTTGTGCTCAAGCCGCTCATCACAGCGCGGCACAAACTTTAACTTGCCTTGACTCCAAAACTGTATGGTATTGGTAGCCTCGCAAATATCTTTAATAATTTGGTAGGCTTCACGCTGCTCAGTCAATGGCAAAGAAATAAAAAGATTGGCAGCTTGGCAAAACGTTCGAAAGCGTTTTAAGCTTGCCGTATCAATATTGCCACTGCCAAATCCAATTCCCTGCAAGGGATGCGTAATAATGAATTGGCAGGCATCTGCTGGATTTACATCCAGCCCATCATTTGACAACCCCATTATGCTTTGCACTTCAAAATTCAGTTGCGGTAAACTCCCATTACTATCTAAATCCACCACTCCCGCTACATAAGCTAGTCCACTATATGGCAGAGCACGTTCCGGGTGTTTCGCCATGGTATAACTCCAAGGAGCTTGCCCGATTTCTCCCAAAAACAAAGAAAAGCCTGCGGCCGATATATTGCTTAGAAGTTCTTTATCTCTCCACACTCGGCCCACCTTATCGATTTTTCCTTCTGAAAGTCCAATCAAGACGGCTACCTGATAGGTATAGCTAATATTAACAACCGTTGAGCCTCCGCCGCCTTTTCCAGCATGTTGTCTACTTTCATGGGCTATGGCGGCAAAATCATACCAATCAATCACATTACCGGAAATGCGGGTGGTACCAAGAACCAGACTGACTGTAGCACCATAGGTTGCTTGGTTGATTTGAAAACTGCCAACTTTATTTTCCTCATTAACCGTTGTACTGCCACCGCCAAAAAGTCCACCCATACATTCACCCCTTTATCCTCGGTCTATATAAAGCGCGCATTCTACTTCGCCCGCGTTTATCACATAAACTGGTTTCATGAATACTTGATAAAATGACTCCAAGCTGAATAAAAGAATGCAAAATAATCGGCCACTCAATTACAATGCCCGCGTGACTAATGCAACGCCCAAACTGAAAAAGTACAATATCTCCAACCTGCGCTTCTGATACAGGATCACAGTATTTTTGCACCCATGCCAGATATTTTTCTTCATTATTGTGCAGAGCCCAATCCGCCGGATAGTAACCAGGCTCGCATTCACCAATGGGTAAAATTCCGGCTTTTTCATATATCGCAATGAGAATCTGCCCACAGTCGACACCTACACCTTTCACTCTGCCTTGGTGATGATATGGCGTGCCGAGCCAGGTAAGAGCTTCACTTCTTACTCGTTCTTGCCACGCTATCATATAATAGCCTCTGGCAGAGGAATATATGGTGTAGCCCTATTATGACTGAAGTTATGAAACTTATTTTTACAAGTAGTTGGCTGCTTGTCACATCCCGGAAAAACCCGAATTGCATCTCCTACCGCTGGTAGTGTAGATAAAGGTAGCAAAGTGGTAACCTTGCCTTTTGTTTCAGAATATTTGATCGGCAGCGTAACACCAGACAAATTGCCATTTAGAAATTCAATGCCGCCTTGGTCGTAAAATCCACGGTCATATCCTATATCAATATAAAATGCCTGAGCACTTTCCACTGCGGTAATTTTTCCTTCTTTGATTACAGTCTCTAAACGCAAACCGCAACCTGCGTCAAAGAGAGAATATGGGCAGCTTGGATAATAGTTTCGCGTTGGATATAAGACATTTAACCGTTGAACACTGCTTTTCACTTTCCAAGTCATGCTTAGTCCACCGCCTTCTTCAACATCAATTTCACCAGAAAACATTTCGACAATATCGATTACTACTCCAGGCATATCCATGAAACATCGGTATAGCACCAATTTTGCACAATCCAGTCCACCGTTATGTGCCACATGCAGTAGTGGTATATTGCCAATACAATCGCTTTCTTCTACATACACTGTCACATTCAGAGTATCGACGGTCACACCAGCTGCCAGCTTGATACGATTGCGTTTAAACCCTGGACCTTTTGAGCTAAAGATACGACCATCGTTTGCCGATAGACGAATGTCTTGATCATAATCAGCATAACGAAATACCAATCCATTTTCCAAACGCAACTCATATAAGTCACACATATAAAAAACGTCTCGTTGATGTAAATAATCCAGAAGTTCTTGTGAAGCACTCTTCATCTGACTGTCACCAACTTGATCTGATTTAACTTGTAATATCCATACCAAAAATTATTCCACTCTAAGGCATCGTCTTCAAATGCAACACGCCAATAATATTGAAAACTAGCGGTTACTCGCGCCCCTTTCGCTGGCGGCGCTGCCATATTAATACCACCATTCTGCAAAAGCTCATGCATAACAGCCTTGCCATTACAAAATACCTGCAAACTGCCTAAAACAACATCTCGAATGGGTTCAACATAGATATCATCAAAGTTTCTTAATAGCTGAAACTCTGTTTTTTCGCCATCGCCCGAACCAAGATATACATTGGTTTGCTGATAATCTTCAGGATCAAGCCATAAGAAAGGCTGCAGTCCTCCTCGAACTACAGCGCAAAATCCTGCAACTCGTTCTATTTCTTTCTCGCTTAACGCTTTATAGCTACATTGAATGCGCCACTCAGGGTAGCTCCATGTTGTCATTGCCTTTCTCTTACCACTGCCTGTTTTTTGCACCTTAGTATTCCAGCGCTGTGTTTTCTTACTGTTCCACTCCATACTTGGAAGGATGGGAAAAACCGGAAAGCTCATATTATCCTCCTACCTCGGCGGCAACGTTAAAGGCTCGCGCCTGCCTTTTAACCGCTTTTACCAAGCGATGTCCATTGGCATCCAACCAGCGATCTACGCTTGGACCATCCCAAGCTTGTACTGTAATGTGATAACTGTCTCCTTGCACCTGCTCTTCGGAGTTATTACTCAGCCCTAACCGCTCAAATAACTTTCGATCTAACGGCAATACTGCTTCTTGACGATGCCCTTCACCAATTTGTGCAAGCGTAGGTCCTGTAGTAATACCACCTGATGCAAGAGCCGGAATGCCTGCTAATCCCATCGCAACTCCGGCAGTAGCCGACATACCAGCCATAGCTGGCCCTGCATTCGCACCGAGTGTTGCTAAGGATACCATTGCCGCTGCTGGAGCCCATGCAGCAGCTACTCCAGCTCCTATAGCTGCAGCACTAGCCAATTCTCCTGCCTGCATTGATTTTCCGAAAGTAGCCATCATAATTCTACTGGCAATCCATTTTGCGGCCATTTGAGCAATCATTTGCAAAACGCTCTTGCCTAAATCTTGAAACGCTTGACCAATAGTTTTATTGCCTGATAAAACATCACTAAAAAAAGTTGTCATTCCACTATATAATCCTTTAATACCTTCTGCCATATAGGACATTGCTGTCCGATGCGATTCAGTCCACAAGGCATAGTAGACATCAATCATCTCTTGCCGTGCCGCCAAATCTTGAGAAAATAGCGCCGATTCCGATGACAATAGCGCCGCATAGCGCGTTAAATCACCTTCTTTACGTGCGGCATCAAGATCATCTTGCAATGCCTGTCCTGCTCGAATGTACGCTGCAACTTTTTCAGCAGCTTGTCTTTCAATTTCAAATCGGCGATTAGCACTTTCTTGTGCAAATGAAATCTTCCCTTCTTCGGTTTCTACAAAGAGGATGCCATTTTCTTTCATAGCCTGCCGCATTACATCTTTTTCTTTTTTCGTTAACGTTTCCCATTTGATAGCAAGATCGATAAAGTTGCGCTCCATATCTTGCATTTGTTCGCGGGCGTCTTTCGCAATATCAAAGTTATGAGCTTTACTTCCCTGAAAGGTAAAGCTAACCTTTTGATCACTAAATTTCTGCGCCAAATCGGCCATACTGCGTTGCAGATCAAGCACTGTTTTCTTTTCTTCCAGTAGCAACTTTCGTCGTTTTTCACTATATGTTTCCGCTAAACGTTGTTTATCTCTCTCATAATTTTCATTGGCATCCTTAGTTTCAGAAAGTGCTGTCTCTTGTTCAGAAAGCCAAATATCTAGTTGCTCCAGTTGTGTTTTTGTAGTTTGAACCCAGTCATTTGCAATTGCATCGGATACTTGCTGTACTTTCGTTGCCAACTTATCTAAGGCGTTTCCACCTGCACTACCGACGCCCTGCATGGCTGCGCCCATATCTTGAGCCTTTCCATGAAGCCCTGTAAACTCACGATTGATACCGCTGACCGATTCGACAATAGCTCCAGCCCCATCTTTCAGGCTATTGCCCACCGCGCTTAAAGCAGCCGCAGTACTAGTTGCCGCCTGCTCGGCCTGGACTTGTGCATTTTGAGCTTCTTGTCCTGCTGCAGCAATGTTATCGGCTAAGCAGTTCATCCAACCTGCAATAGTATTTTGCAAACCTCCACCAAATAAAGAAAGTAATGGCTGTACTGCTTCTAATACATACTTTACACCTGAAAAAACAGCCACTTTAATTTCAGCCCATTTTTGTTGTGTCCAAGCTAGTGCTGTAGTCCATGCATTGGAAAATAAATCACCTAGGGGTTGCCAAGCTTGCCAAATGACCCATGCTACAGCCGCCAGTGCTGCACCTTTTACGATAAAAGGCAATAAGGGTATTAGTGCAGCCCATGCCGAAGTCGCAAATACAACCATAGCAGGAACTGCTGCACCCAGTAGCGCACCTGCCAATACAAATGCAGCTAAGGATACTTCCTTGGGAATCATATTCTTTAACGCTTGGTTAATGCCGTTATTTTTTACATAATCAGCGAAAGAGGTCAGGTAATTTGCAACTGTTTGCAACCGTGCTTTCAAGTCCAGAGCGGCGATGATCTGGTCCCCCATTTGCTTGGCTACTGCACTGGCATTGTCTTTAATGGTCGATAAAATTCCTGGTATTTCTTGACTAAGACTTTCCATCCCACCTTTGAAATCCTTTTGCATACCGTTAACAATCGCTTCAATTCCTTTTTGCGCGGACACTGAACCAGAGGATACCTTCTCCATGGCTTCCGCTGTTGATACCCCCATTGAATCAGCTAAGTATTTCCATGCGTTTACACCGCGTTCAGCAAATTGCATCATTTCTTCGGCAGATACTTTTCCTTTCGCTTGCATTTGTCCAAGGGCTGTGACCATTCCATTGATTCCGTCTTGTCCACTTCCCAATAAAGATGCCGTATCTCCGACTGCTGCCATAATTGGAATGATATCTTGTACATCAAATTTAAAAGCAATTAGTTTTTTAGAAGCCTCCATCAATCCAGTTAATTCAAATGGAGTTTCTGCTGCAAACTTGGCAAGATTAGCTAAAAACTGCTCAGCATTTTGTGCATCTCCTAACAACACACCAAAGGCTTTTTGATTAGCCTTAAAATCCGAAGCCATTTTAACACTGGCAATTCCCAATACACCCAAGCCTGCCGCCAGTGCGGCAATACTGCCCAAAGCACCTTCAGAAGCCCCTAGCGCTTCTTCGCCTAAACCTTTCTTCAGTGCCCTCTGGGTCTGATTGATTTTTTTCAAAAACTCTGAGTTATCTGCGCCAATGACGACAGTCATAGATGGGTTGCCAGCCATTTATTCACCCCATTTCTTTTTGAGCATTAATAATTCGTCTCTCAACTCTTGTCCCGATTTTTCTCGCTCTTCTTTTTCTTGCGTCTTTTTTAGTGGAGCGTACCCGAGTAATGTTTCTAGGGTAATCGGTTTTTTTAAATTTCGCGCGCAAGCGTTAATGATTGGCACAGCCAAATACACTCTGGCTAGTCGTTCTTGCTCTTGCCGCCACTGATAACCTTTTACCATTTTCAGAAATTCTGTAACAGTCAAGCTACCAAACTCCCAAGGTGTCAAGCCTAGCGCCCCGTAAGCAATTGGCTCCATCAACTCAATCCATTGCGCCACTGTAGTTATTACTTTTTTTCACTATCTTCACCAGATTGTAATTCTTCTGAATCACCTAAATTTCCTAAAATCCCCGAGCGTCTAACGGCTTCACCAATGGTTTCACTTAGTGCTTCGAGTGTACCACCTGCATCTAAAAACTCCTGCATCAAAAGTCCCGCACGTTGCAAAGTAAGTCCTTTTTCCGCATGCTTTAACCCGCCCCACAGTAACGTGCGCATAACAGAAAAGCCAGCTGATGCCGGATTACCTAAGATAAAGAGTAAAGAACGGCCACCGAGCAATTCTTCCATCTCGGCGGCCGCATTAATATCATATTTTAGACGACGCTCTTTGCCGCCTAAGGTAATAAACACTGAAGTTGTCATTTGCATATTTCCCCTTTCCTCTTATGCCATTGTTTTAATCGGCGCACCAATTCCTGACAATGTCAATTTGTAGGTTGCCACATCATCATGAGGTGTTTCTTCCGAAAGGTCTGTAATAGTGGCTTTCCCTTCCCATTTCGAACCATCCTTTCGCGCATAGCGAACTTGCACTGGATTGCGATTCATATAGCAATCATCCAATTTATCAAATGCTGCATCATCTTCTAAGACCAGGGCATCCGCTTCAATCCCCCAAGAACGAAGGCCAGGAATGGTATCTTTCCAGCCCTTTGAGGTTTTAGAACTAGCATCGATTTCATCAGCTTGTCGTTTAAACGTAGCTCCTCTTTGTCCCCCTAAAACCGACCATACCGGTTCAAGCTCTGTTCCCGTGTTAATATATAGCAAAAAATCCACGCCATCTACTGGAATCGACATCTAATCACCTCTTGTAAATTTTTAATTGTAGCTTAATGCTACCTTCTCTATATTCTTCTAAACGCTCCACCTTACATTCATTAAGCTCCTGCCTTATCACTACCCACGTTTCACCCAAATCAAAAGTTTCCGTTTCCAAAAGTTTAACGATAAGGTCAGCCATATGATTGATTTCTTTATCGCCCTTATAATCTGAATAAAGTAAAATACCTGCCGTAACAATAAGGCCTACGGTAGTTTTTGTGTTACAAGGTTGCGCGTTCGTTTCTGCTAAAACGATATATGGCATTTTTCGATTTTCCGGTACACTATCAAAGACTGGATACTCCTCACAGTGACGCAAACGTTCAAAAAGCGCTCTGTTTAATGTTAAAAGTTTCATTTAGCGGCGCACCGCCTGTTCTACTTTACTCAAAATATCTCGTTGCACACCCGGCACAATTTGCTCACGCGCTTTTTGCATGAATCGCTTGGATTTTACACCTTTTTTTGTACCATATTCTTGTAGATGAGCGATATTAGACCTCGGACGAACAATATGAGTAATCCCGTATTTTCCTTTGCGATTTTTTATGCTTTTACGTAATTTACCGGTCTTTTTTGGTGCCAGTTCTTTCGCTCTTATCTGAACTTTTTTTGCCCCTTCCTTTGATGTTTCGTCAATAACCTGACTAACACCGTGCGCCATTAAATCAAAATGTGATAAAGTACGCTGCATACCTTCTACTCGCAGTGTTAATTTACTCATGCATAAAAACCTCCTCTACCGTTAGTTTGAGATATGCCTTTTTCTGTTCCACATTAACGGCCGGAGCCGTTTGGTAAAAATAGCGATTTTGATAGAAAATGCGGTCTTTTAAAAGAACATCTTTGCGATAAGGCAAAACAACCTCATAGGTTGCCTGAAATTGCATTTGTTCTGCTTGCTCGTTTTTACTACTGCGCACAGGTAAAAACTGCACCCAAGCCTTACCGTATGGTTGATATTCCTCAGCATAACCCCCACTATCATCTGGCACTTTTAATAAACGTTCTAAAACCACCCTGCAGTTTCTAACACCTGGATTCATTGCAAACACCTACCATTTTAACTGACGATATGGACCAAGGAGCGCATACACGACTATCGGAATATTTTCTCCAGTCCTCTCCTCGTAAAAATGACTAATCAAAATTAATAAAGACTGTTTAATCGGGCTTGGCAGTTCTTCCGGTAACGCTTCATTTAAATAATTTTCACAATGCTCTTTAGCTGTTATTAAAAGCATAGCGAGAAGGGTATCCTCCTCCTCGCCATCAATACGTAAATAGTTTTTGATTTCTTCTAGTGTCGGCTCATTCGCCATAATTTTTCTCCATTAAGCCTGCACTTTGTAATTTATCCAATAGTGAATTAAAATCACTTTTTAGTTCAGCTATAGTAGTGGCCGAACTATGCGCTTGCCATATCGCATGGCTTACCGGAATGCCAGCTAGAGAAAGCTGCCCTTCTTGATCAATTTCAAGTTTCCCTTTCACTACCCATTTATCTCCGCCTTGCTCAGCATAATTTTTCGTTGTCATAACTCCACACCTCGCTATGCTTTCATTTGCAAGATTTTAATGGCTTCATTTAAGATTAGTTTTCCATCCACACGCTGCGTTGCCTTGAAACCAACTTGACCAGTTGCAGCATAGAGTTCATTGAGACGTTGGAAGGATCGGCCTTGGCGATCTGCCACCCAATAGTAACTAAAATCACCAAATGCAATGGTTTTAGCTGCAGAAGCAATCACAGGGACATACGCCGAAGTTTTAAGTGGACGATTCAATATAGTATCCGGCTGTCCTGCTGTCACAGATGGCTGCCAGAGGTATTGCCCGTTGCCATCCTTCAATTTGCGAATAGCCTTAACCGTTGCATCATTGGTCACAAACACAGCATTTTTACGATACGGCGATTTGAGTGAATAGAAAAGGTCCATAATTTCATCAAAGGAAATGCCTGATACACTTGTAGTGGTAACACCAACTCCTGCACCCCCAGCAGCATTGAAAATCCCTGTTGGCTTGCCGTTTCCATCGCCGATGAAAAAGGCTTCTTCTTCTTTGGATCCAATACGACGGGCAAATTCCTTGGCAATATATTGCTCTAAATTAAACACACTATCATTTAGCAGTTCTTCCGAGACCTTGATCATTGTGGCCAGCTTATAGGCTCCAATAGAAACTTGTCCAAACGTGTCATCAGACTCAGGAATTACCCCTTCTTCATCAACCCACGAAGCAGTTCCTTTCGCAGCCACGACAGGAATTTTTTTATCGCCTGAGGAAGTGGTGACTACTTTGGCTAACTGCCGAAACATATTCTCCTCTACCAGCGCTTCTATTAAGGTTTGCTCAAATTCATCGGGCACCAAATACCCGCCTTCGCTATCGGTACCGACTTGCAAAGCATTTTGCACTTCAAAGCTATTTTTATTCTTCATAGCTTTCCAGAACGCAGATTTATATTCATTAGATGCTCGGCCAATTTTTTCTGTTTCTTGGTATTGTTCAGGACGATGGGTAATAGCAGCGCTCGTTGGTTTAGCTAGCTCTAAATCCAAAACAGCTTGGCGCTCTAGGCGATCAATTTCTTTGCCTAAGTTGACGACATCGGTTTCCATTTTTTCATAGGTAGTTGTATCTTCTGCCGATAAAAGACCATTTTCACTTCTCCTAGAATCTAAAAAAGCTTTGGTACTATCCCAAAGCTTGGCGCGTTTTTCACGTAGTTCTAAAATTTTATTCATGCATATTCCCCCTGTTTACGTTATTTTAAAAGTTCTAATCGTTTCATTAGCTCTTGATGTGAAGTACCTACAATCGCTGCTTCTACCTTCACAGTTTCCTTGGGAAGCTTGCGCAGAAAAGAGTTTGTGACAGTAACTCGATCAAAAATAAAACCCTCTGCTACATCTGACGTTTCTTCAGGTGCATAGAGGATTTTATCTGCAAAACCAAGTTCTACTGCTTTTTTCGCACTGAACCAAGTTTCTGCATCCATCATGTTTGAAATTTTACTTCGTGATAACCCAGTCCGCTCTTCATATGCATTAACTATACTCTCTTTAACTTCCGTTAGCATCTTAATCCCACTGGCAAGATCGCCTGCTTCTCCAAAGATAACGGTGGCCGGATTATGAATCATCATCATGGCAACTGGCGACATCACAATTTCATCGCCTGCCATAGCAATAACCGATGCTGCACTCGCAGCAATACCATCAATTTTAACGGTTACTTTTCCTTCATACTCTTTAAGCATGGTATAGATTTGACTGGCAGCAAACACATCGCCACCTGGGGAATTGAGCCAAACTGCGATATCGTCTGTCGATGTAGTAAGCTCTGCTTTAAATTTCTTTGGCGTAATGTCATCATCAAACCAGCTGTCTTGCGCAATATATCCATCAAAATGTAAAGTACGACCTGCTTCATTTTTTACCCAGTTCCAAAACTTTCTCATGTGTTTCCCTCCATCTTTGTGGTCTTATTATTAGCAAAGGCTCCTGCATCTGCTAGCTTAGTCATATTTCCATTAATAAGATACAAGTCACCGCCTAAATCTTCTGGTATACGGTTTAAATTTTCTAATTCCCTAATGTCATTGGCCGATAGCCAGCCATTTTGTCTACCAACAGCATAGCCATTCATCCTACTCTGATAATCTCCGCGCAAAAGTCCATCAACATTAAATTTTACAAAATACTGTCGTTTCTCCTTTTCAGTAAACAAAGCTCGTTGTATTGCTTGCTCCCAACGCACCACCCACGGGTCCAACGTGTACATAACAAACTCCAACGACTGCTGTTCAATGTTTGAAAAACTGGATTTTTCAAGATCACCAATCATATGTGGTGGTATACGGAAAATGCGGGCAATTTCATTAATCTGAAACTTGCGCGTTTCTAAAAACTGCGCTTGCTCCGGCGGTATGCCGATGCTTTGAAACTTCATGTAGAGTAGGGAAGTACCGCCTTGCCGCATTACTGCGACAGGTTTGTTCCACCCTCTCCCCAAACCGTGCTTACACCTCTCGATGTACACGGCTTTCCATTTACGCTATGACGAATGATGAATTCCATTATGGCAGGACTTGCAAACTACCAAAGTTTTTCGTTTGCGGGCAATCATAGCCCGCTCCCATTGTTCCTTTCCCTTGAGATTTTTCAGCTTGTTGATGTGGTGAATCTC